TTGAGAGCACGACGGACGCCGGCCAGCGGTTGTTGGGTGAGTGCGTCTCCAAGCTCGAAGAATCAATCAAGCGCTGGATTTCCGAATCGGCTCGACGCCCAGGTCGCCGGCATCGAGCGCATCCTTATTTGACCCAACTGCCGGCAAACGTCATTGCTGCGATTACGTCGCAAGCCGTGCTTGACTGCATCAGCCAGAACAGGAAGATTGTCAGCACAGCAACCCAAGTTGCTCGGCTGCTTGAGGATGAAGTTCAATTCCGCCACATTCGGGACAACGAGCCGTCGTTCTGGAACTCGACACACAGAATCGTCAACAAGAACCTGAGCGCAAACAAGAAGGCCAAGTTCATCAAGAAGGCGGCGATGATAGCGAACGTGCCGTTGCCCGCCTGGGACAAGAAGGACTTGGTTCAAGTCGGCATTGTCTGCATTGAGTTGATGCGCGAGTCAACCGGGATCATTGACATCGTCACTAGGTCAAACGTCCTCGGCAAATCCGTCACGCTTGTGCGTCCTACGGACGAGTTGATGTCTTGGCTCAAGAACGCCCACAAGGCGGGAGAGCTCCTCAAGCCCGTCTACTTGCCTATGGTGGAAACGCCTATTGACTGGAAGCGCCCTGTCCACGGTGGGTATGGAATCATCTTCGCTCGAAACCGCCCATTGATCAAGAGCCGGTCGAAGAACTACAACCAGGTCGTTGAAGCTTCGGGAATGACTGAAGTTTACAACGCAGTAAACACTCTGCAACGCACGGCGTTTCGGATCAACGAAACTGTGTTCGAGACGTTTCAGCATTGCTGGGAGAATGGGCGAGAGATCAACGGCATTCCGGCGGTTGAGGCGATCATTCCATCGAAGCCGTCGGACATCGACACGAACGAAGACGCGCGCCGTCGGTGGCGCAAAGAAGCCGCCCGGATTCACTTCGAGAATGAGCGACTTCAGTCGAAGAAACTTCAGATCTCGAAGATCCTCTATCTAGCCAACAAGTTCAAGTCCAGGCCAATTTGGTATCCACGGCAACTTGATTTCCGTGGGCGTGAATATCCGATCCCGTATTACCTTCAGCCTCAAGGGCCGGATGTTGCTAAGGGTCTGCTGATGTTTGATGAGGCTAAGCCGATTGATGACACGAACGTCGGTTGGCTTGCAATCCACATTGCAAACTGCTTTGGTCACGACAAGCTTTCGTTTCAAAAGCGAATCGATTGGGTCAACGACAACGACAGTTGGATTAGGGCGATTGGCGAAAATCCAACAGACGTGAATGACTGGGCGTCGGCTGACAAGCCTCTTCAGTTCCTGGCCGGCTGTGTGGAGTGGGCTGGGTACAGGAAGCACGGCAATGGCTACATGAGCCGGCTCCCGATCTCGATGGACGCTACGACTCAAGGTCTTCAGTTGTACTCATTGCTGCTTCGAGATTCTGTCGGTGCTATGGCTACGAACTGCTTGCAGCGCGACGAGCCAAACGACATCTACGGTCAAGTCGCTGAAGTGGTCAAGCAGCGTCTTACATCAGACACGAATCCATACGCAAAGCTTTGGCTTTCCTTCGGCATCAACCGGTCTACGACAAAGCGGCAGACGATGACTCTCCCATATGGGTCTACGTTCTACAGCTGCAAGACGTACACGACTGAGTGGTTCTACGAGACGATGAAGTCAAAGCACAAGGTCAACCCCTTTGGAGAAGAGACGTACAAGCCCTGTGCTTACTTGGCTGAAATCATCTGGCAGTCAATCTCGCAGGTGGTTGGTTCAGCACAGGTATGCATGTCCTGGCTCCAGGAAGTTGCTCAGTTGTGCGTCGAAAACGACGTCACTCCAATGTGGTGGACGCCAAACAACTTCTTCATTGACATGCGCTATGAACAAACCAATTCGATGAACATCAAGACGTCAATTGGTCGAGTCATTCGTCAGCATCAGATCAGGGTCGGAAATGGGAAGATCGACACGAGGAAGACTAAGAATGCTATTGCTCCTAATTTCATCCACGGGCTGGACGGAATTGGCGGGCTGCTCGGCATGACCGTGAACAGAATGAACGAAGGTTACGGTGTGTCTTCAATCCGAAGCACTCACGATGAGATTGCAGTTCTCGCGGCCGATGCCGGCGTTCTGTCCACGACTGTCCGAGAAATGACTTGTAAGATGTTTGAGCAGGACATTCTTACGAATTTTTCGGATCAAATTCAGTCTTTGCTGCCGGCATCGGTAACATTGCCCCCCGTTCCACCAAAGGGAACCTTGGATATCTCTGGTGTCATGCAGAGTGACTACTATTTCTCTTGACATCTTTAGATGGCTTTGGTATCTTGGGTGAATTACTTAAAAGGGTGTAGTGTAAACACCCTAAGTTGACTTCAGTTCAAGGAGATTCTCATGTCAGACAAGAAGAAGTATCAGCGTGGCACTACCCCTTCAGGGACTGCGGCTTGGCCTCGTCTTACCGAGCCCGACCGCACTTTCGATCCGAACGGTGTGTACAGCGTCAATCTGCGCCTGAGCGCTGAGGACGCTGAAAGCCTGATCGCCACGATTGATCAGTCTCACGTCAACCAGGTTCGCACGACTCTCGAAGAGCTTCGCAAGAAGGCCGGCAACAAGGCGAAGGTCAAGGAGTCGGAGAAGCCCTACCGCCCCGTCGTGGACGAGGACGGCAACGAGACGGGCGAGATTGAATTCAAGTTCAAGCTCAAGGCCGTCGCCGGCGGCAAGGATCGCCAATGGAATCAGAAGCCGCGCCTGTTCGACTCGAAGGGCAAGCCCCTCGCTTCGACTACGAAGATTGGCTCTGGCTCTACGATCAAGGTGGGGTACGAGCTGTTCCCCTACTACGTTCCGTCTGTGGGCGCAGGCGTCAGCCTTCGCGTCTTGGCGGTTCAGGTGCTCGAACTTGTCGAGTTCTCAAGCGGATCGTTCAAGGACTTCGGCTTTGAATCCGAAAACGGATACGAAGCACCCGCGGAGGAAGAGGTTGTGGCCTCGGATGGGGGGAGTGCCCAGGCGGAAGAAGACGTGGAGGACGTCAACTTCTGATGCCTGAGTTGCGCCTGAACTTTCCGTTGGAGCCTGTGCCGGCGTCTCGGCCCCGATTCACCCGATTCGGTAAGCCCTACTACGGCAAGAACTACACGAAGTTCAGGAAGCAAGCTGCCGCTTATTTGGGGTCGAGCGAGTTCAAGGACGAACTCAAGTCGCGTGCTCGACTCCCTCTGGTGGGTGGTCTTCGGTTGACTGTGGTGTTCACCATCGGTCGGCCGAAGACCACCAAGCGGCGGTGGCCTGGCGGAGACGTTGACAACTACCTAAAGACTTTGGACGTTTTCAACGGCATCCTGTGGTTAGATGACGATCAGATCACAACCATGACTGGGGTCAAGACGTTTGGAACCACCCCAGGAATTTCGCTCACAGTAGAATACGATGAGAACCAACAGCAAGTTTGTTCAGCACGAACCGTGCCCAAGTTGCGGTTCAACAGACAACCTCGCAAGATTCGATGACGGCCACGCTTGGTGCTTTGGCTGTCGGCGCTATGAGCCGGCAGACGGAGCCCGCTGTGCTGTCCCAACCAACGAAAGGACGAAGACGGCTATGAGCTTGATCAGCCAAGAGATTGTGTCTATCCCTAAGCGCGGACTGACTGAGGAGACGTGCAGGAAGTGGGGATACGGCGTCGCAAAGATCAACGGCGTACCGGCGCAAGTGGCGAACTACTGCGACGAGTCGGGTCGTCCTGTCGCCCAGAAGGTTCGCTACAAGAACAAGAAGTTTGCGATCCTCGGGGATGCGGACAAGATGTCTCTGTTTGGTCAACACCTCTGGCGTGACGGGGGCAAGATGATCACGGTGTGCGAGGGCGAGATTGACGCTCTGACCGTATCGCAATTGTTCGGGAACAAGTGGCCAGTCGTCAGCATCCCTCACGGCGCCCAAAGCGCGTCGAAGTACATCGCCAAGAGCATCGATTGGTTGGAACGCTTTGAGACTGTCGTGTTGTGCTTCGACAACGACGACGCCGGCAAGGCTGCGGCTCAGGAATGTGCGTTGCTGTTTACACCGGGTAAAGTCAAGATCGTCAGCAACCTCCCTGGAAAGGATCCGAACGAGTGCTTGATGGCATCCAAGGGCAAGGAGGTCGTGGATGCGATCTGGGCAGCAAAGACGTTCCGTCCTGACGGGGTCATTCCCGGCGAAGAGATGTGGCCGATCATTTCGACGGACGAAGACGTGCCGACGATTCCCTACCCTTGGGAGGGACTCAACTCAAAGTTGATGGGTATTCGCTCAGGAGAGTTGGTCACGATTACGTCCGGCTCCGGCATTGGCAAGAGTTCCGTGTGCAGAGAGTTGGCCTACTGGCTCATGCAGAAGGGGGCTAAGGTCGGCTACATCGCTCTTGAGGAGAACGTGCGGCGGACGGGTGAGAACCTGATGGCGCTCCATATGGGCATTCCTCGGTACTTCTGGAAGGACCGCGAAGTGACTATGGATCAGAAGCGCGAAGCGTTTGATGCGACTCTCGGCCAGGGCAACATCGTCCTCTACGACCATTGGGGATCCTGTGAATCTGACAACCTCATTTCTCAGATCCGGTACATGGCTCGTGGCATGGGGTGCACCCACATCTTCTTGGATCACCTGAGCATCGTCGTCAGCGGCCTGGATGAGGGGGACGAGCGTAGGATCATCGACAACACGATGACGAAGCTGCGGTCGCTCGTTGAGGAGACGAAGATCAGCATGTTCGTCGTGTCCCACCTTAAGCGCCCCGCCGGCCAGGGCCACGAGGAGGGCGCTCAAACTAGCCTGAGCCAACTGCGTGGTAGCCACGCCATCGCTCAGTTGTCGGACTGCTGCATCGGTCTGGAGCGCAATCAGCAGGACATCGAGAACCCACACAGGACGTCAGTCAGGATCTTGAAAAATCGCTGGTGTGGCGACAACGGTCTGTGCGCTTGTTTGGAGTATGATCGTGACACGGGAAGGCTGATGGAAGTAGCCATCCAACCCGACATCTCTCAGTTCATTGACGTCGAATCATAAGGAGCACGAAATGGAACAGGAACAAGTCCAGGAAACCACGCAGGAAATGACCGATCCGAACACCACGAACATGGTGGCGATCGCCATGAAGAAGACGGCTGAACTCAACGCGCACATTGAGTATCTACCCGCTCTTCTGATGGCCGCGTACAACGAGATCGTCCGAATTGAGGGTGAACTGAAGCAGCTGATTGAAGCGAACGCGAACAAGGGAGAAGGCAAGTGAGCGAATTTGACTTGTCGGTGTTCTTGTTTGCGGTCTATTCCTTCGGCATCTTGACCGGAGTTCTGGCCTGCCTATGCACCATGTTGTGGCCAACAAAGGGCCGAAAATGAGAAGCGACCACAAGAGAAAAGTCGTCATTGATTACTTGCGGTCTGTCGCTGCTGCGAAGGCAGAAAATTCAGGCGCAGATCCAGCGTGGTCGATTGAGCACATGATCATCGATGTCATAAAGGAGTTGGAAGACACGGTGATCAAGCTGGAGCAGAAGCGAAGCGCTGAGGCGGCAACAGAATCAAGGGAAGGTTGGTATTGAAGTGTTGTATGCTTACATGGACATAGAAACCAACGCCGGCAGCGACTGGCTCAATCTCTCAGACTTCAATACGATCCATTGCGTTTGCACCCTGATTGCTTCCGACTCAGGCAAACTCGGTGAAGTAAGCGGCTTTGGCCCAAACGCTCTACGCGAATCTGTGGCGCTACTCAACAAAGCGGATGCTGTTGTGGGTCACAACATCATGCGGTTTGATTTGCCAGTCATGGCGAAGGTGCTTGGTTTCAAGCCTCGGGCTTGGATCGACACGTTGATTTGCTCCCGACTGATTTGGCCTGAAATCATTGATGAAGATTCCAGGCGCGTCAACTTCCCAAAGAAGTTGTGGGGTAGCCATAGCCTCAAGGCTTGGGGCTACAGGCTCGGCGTCCTGAAGGGGGACTACGGCGAGAAGGAGGCCGCGTTCGACGCCTACAGCGACGAGATGCTTCAGTACTGCAAGCAGGACGTGCTCGTTACGGCGGCTCTGCATCGCAAGATCCTCGGTCTGAAGTATTCCCAAAAGGCGATTGAGCTTGAGCATTCGTTTGCCGAAGTTCTCCTGCGTCAAGAGCGCAACGGATTCACGTTTGATTCCGACGGTGCTCGTCGCCTCATGTCGAGTCTGACTGCCAGGAAGATTGACATTGAGTCGAGTCTTCGAGACATGTTCCCGCCGAAGATCGTTCAGCTAAAGACGAAGCAGAAGATCATTCCATTCAATCCCGCAAGTCGCCTGCACATTGCCGACGGTTTGGTCGGCAAGTACAAGTGGAAGCCGGAGAAGTTCACGGACAGCGGAAGAGCCCAAGTTGACGAAGAGGTCTTGGGTGCGCTTGATTACCCTGAAGCCAAACTTCTGTCCGAGTATCTGCTGATCGACAAGCGGTTGGGTCAGATCTCAAACGGAGACAACGCTTGGATAAAGTTGGAGCGGGGTGGAAAGATCCACGGTCGGGTCAACACCAACGGTACTGTGACTGGCCGGTGCTCCCACACCAACCCAAACATGGCGCAATGCCCCCGCGTCGGAAGCCCGTACGGCAAAGAGTGCCGCAGCCTGTTCAAGGCTTCTCCTGGCCTTGTGCTTGTCGGTGTGGACGCTTCCGGCCTCGAACTTCGATGCTTGGCACACTACATGGCTCAGTTTGATGACGGGGCATATGCGCGCCTTGTTTGCGACGGCGACGTCCACACAGAAAATCAAAAGGCTGCTGGATTGGAAACCCGCAACCAAGCCAAGACGTTCATCTACGCCTTGATCTATGGTGCGGGCGCGGCCAAGATCGGGAAGATTGTTGGCGGGTCGCCGGCCAAGGGATCCAAGCTCAGGGATTCGTTCTACGCCAAGTTTCCCGCCCTCAAGCGCCTTCGCGACACGATTGATGCGGCGCTCAAGACCCGCAACTATTTGGTTGGACTGGATGGCCGAAAGCTTCACATCAGGTCGAAGCACCTAGCGCTTAACACGCTACTCCAGTCTGCCGGCGCTCTTCTGGTCAAGAAGGCTACGGTCATTGCCTCCAAGCGATTTGAGGCTGACAAGATTTTCGTGCGTCAGGTGGCCCACATTCACGACGAAATCCAATACGAGTGCAACAAGGAGGTAGCAGATGCGGTTGGTATCGCTGCGGTCGAGTCAATCCGGGAATCGGGACAGCAATTCGGATTTAGATGCCCACTTTCAGGAGAGTACAAAGTCGGCGCTACTTGGGCCGACACCCATTGATCTTGCCTATACGGCGGGATACTTGGATGGCGAGGGCTGTTTTCTTTGGAACAGCACCCCGACGGTAGAGGTCAAAAACACATACCCAAAGATCCTTCAATGGCTCAAGTCGAAGTACGGAGGATCAGTACGGCTCAGCAAGGGCGGACACAACAACAACAGATCGCAATACATTTGGCGCGTTTGCGGTTCTCAAGCCCTGGCCCTGTGCCGAATTGTCGTACCATATCTTCGAGAGAAGAAGGATCAAGCGTCGATCTTGTGTCAGATCGTTCAGTTCAAGCCCAACACAGAAGCTAGGAGGCGCCGCATTGAGTCGCTCAGAGAACTCAAAAAAATCGAATATGCAGCCAATCGAGTACTTCACAACGAAGGAACTCCTGGACGAGTTGCGTAAGCGGTTTGATGAAATCGTCTTTGCTGGTTACGCCAACAAGACAAGTACGGATGACAACTACACCTTCTTTATGAAGGGGTCAATGCATTCGGTTCACGGACTAGGAACAATGATGCAGAAGATGATTGAGGGGGCCGGCAAAAATGTCGAAGAAGAAGAATAAGCTGACCGCACTTATCGACGGTGACATCCTGCTGTTTCAAATCACGTCCGCGGCAGAGCAGCCGTTCTACTGGGGCGATGATCTTTGGACTCTTCACAGCGACGGCGGTGAAGTGCGGGAGCGGATCGACAACGAGATCAACCAAATCAAGCGCGACGTTGGGGCTTCCGACGTGATCATTGCTTTGAGTGGGTCTTCTAACTGGCGCAAAACTTTCATGCCCAGTTACAAGGCGAACCGAAAGAACACTCGAAAGCCTGTTGCGTATTCACACGCCAAGGCTTACGTTTCCGACGTGTACGAATGCGCCTCTAATTTCAACTTAGAGGCAGACGACATTCTCGGCATTTTGTCCACAGGAAAGAAGAAGAACAAGGACACGGTGATTGTCTCAGCAGACAAGGATCTGAAGACGATCCCCGGTCTTATCTACAACCCCGACAAGCCTGAACTCGGTGTTGTCCAGATTTCTAAGGATCAGGCCGACTGGAATCACCTCTTTCAAACCTTGACTGGAGATGCAGCAGATGGATACTCAGGATGCCCCGGAATTGGACCCAAGTCAGCAGAGCGTGCCCTCGGAGAAGTCGGCCGACCCATCGAAGAGCTGTGGAAGGCGGTTCTGGGCTGCTTCGCCGATGCAGGGCTACAACAAGAAGAAGCCCTGTGCCAAGCCCGTGTTGCACGAATCCTACGAAACGGTGAGTACGACTTCACCGAATCCAGGGTCCACCTGTGGATGCCCCCAGGACAATCAGCCGATGAACCGCGAACGACTGTTGGCGCTTCATGTTGAAATCTGCACTCGCGCTTATGAGTTGATGAAGCGCAAGAACGCGGATTACAGCGGCGGACACGACACGAAGAACCCGTTCCTGAACTTCACTCGTTGTGAGGCTATGGGCATTACGACAACGGAGCGCGGCTTCCTCGTCCGGTTGACGGACAAGATGAGCCGCCTGAGCACATTCTGCGATACTGGGAGTTTCCAAGTTGCCGACGAAAAACTCGAAGACACGGTCGAAGACATCATCAACTACAGCATCCTCTTCCTCGCCTTTGTCCGGTCTAACAACGGCGCACAACGACCCTGATATCCGCACTTGGGTTGAAGTGGCGGAAGCCTACAACGCCAAGCACGGGACCAATATCAGCTGTTGGGTGGCCATGCGGACAGCGGAGGAAGCGCTCGGTAAGTTGCAGAGAGCAGCCCGTAGGGGGGAGATTTAGATGACTATACGGAGCAGTCGATTTAGGGCTGATGATTCTGAGTTTCAGCCTGAAGTCCCGAAGGATCTTATCGACTACCTTCGGGAAATCATTCCCGACAAGCATCCGAGCATCTATACCCCAGACCGAGAGATTTGGTTTAACGCCGGTAAACGGGCTGTGGTTGACATGCTGGCTGCTTGGTACAAGCGTCAGAACGATCAAATTGAGGAGATTTGAAATGTGCATGCGTCCAAAGATGCCCCCCGCGCCCCCGCCGCCGCCTGAACTTCCCCCGGCTCCTCCGCCGCCGGCTCTCGGTTCGGTGGGCCAGGAAACCGGGCAGTACCGCCCCGGCCGCGCTCGTGGCGTCATGGATAGTTTGATTGACGCTACTCGGACTCGTGGTCGCCGAAGTCTGACCATTCCACGGAGCTAAAAATGCAGGGAACAGCAGCAAGCGAATACGCAAAGCTCGAAACGATCCGAAACCCCTATTTGGAGCGGGGCCGAGATTGTTCCAAGCTGACGCTTCCGCCGCTGCTCCCAGACGACGGGTCCACTACGGACAAGCGGTTTCCAACGCCGTACCAGTCCGTAGGCGCTCGGGGGGTGAACAACCTTTCCAGCGCTCTTCTGCTCTCACTACTGCCACCTAATGCACCGTTCTTTCGGTTGCTTGTGGACGAAACAGCTCTTCGCAAGATGCAGTCGGTGGACCCAAAAATCAAGGCTGAGATCGAAAAGTCGATGAGCCAGCGTGAGCGGATTGTCATGCGAGAAATCGAATCGCAGGCAATTCGCCCCGCCGTGTTTGAAGCCCTCAAGCACCTGATTGTGGCCGGCAACGTCGGCCTATACTTCCCCGTTGAGGGTGGACCTATGCGTGTCGTCCGTTTGGATCGATACGTCGTTAAGCGTTGCCCCTTGGGCTACGTCCGCAAGGTCATCATCAAGGAAACCGTGGCACCTTCAATGCTGCCGCCGGGTATTCCCCTTGAGAAGTCGGCGTTCGATGAGAACGTCGTGGATATGTACACCTGTATCCACTCAATCGACAAGAACAAGGTTGAGGTGTGGCAAGAGGTCAAGGGCCATATCGTCCCGGACTCCTATGCGGTTGTGGATGAGAACAAGTCGCCGTTCATTGCGCTCCGAATGATCCGCATCGACGGCGAAGACTACGGCCGCGGCTACGTTGAGCAATACCTCGGTGACCTCAAGAGCCTTGAGGCTCTCATGGAAGTCATCGTGCAGGGCTCCGCCGCGTCGGCCAAGGTTTTGTTCCTCGTCAACCCGAATGGAACTACCCGCCCAAGCGTCCTCGCCAAGGCTCCTAACGGAGCAATTCGAGAGGGCAACGCGGCCGACGTTACGGTGCTCCAGGTCAACAAGATGGCTGACTTCAGCGTCGCCCAGGCTACTGTGGCGACGATCACGGATCGCCTTTCGTATGCCTTCATGCTTACTGAGGCTTCCATTCGCAACGCGGAGCGTGTTACGGCGGAAGAGATTCGTCTTGTCACTCAGAGCATTGAACGGCAGCTCGGTGGCGTCTACAGCCTGCTTTCGCAGGAGTTCCAGTTGCCCCTCGTCAACAAGATGATGGAGCAGATGGAGCGGATGCGTAAGCTTCCGAAGCTCCCCCGTAAGTTTGTTACCCCCACGATCGTCACGGGCATTGAGGCGCTTGGTCGCGGCAACGACCTTCAGCGTCTTGACCTTTACCTCGCCGGCATCGGTCAGATGCTTGGCCCGGAAGCAATCCAGCAAACACTCAATATCCGCGAGTACATGAACCGTCGCGCTGCGGCTCTCGGTATCGAGACGGACGGTCTTATCAAGACCGAAGAAGAAATCGCAGCGGAACAGCAAGCGGCGGCTCAGCAGCAATACATGCAATCTCTTGGCCCAATCGCCATGCAAGAGGGCATCAAGGGCTACACTACGCTGAACGCTAAGCAGCCACAGCAATAAGGAAAAGCATGTCTACCGAACGAATCGAAATCCACGGCTCCGAAGCCACTCGCATCTCCGAACCGTCGGCTCGTCCTAGTGACGGATTTGCCGCTGGACAGATGGCTCCAAATCAGGCGGCTCAGCAGCCGGCGGCTCGTCCGCAATGGCTTCCTGAGAAGTTTCAGTCTCCGGAAGAACTTGCCCGCGCTTACAGCGAACTTGAGACGAAGTTTACAAAGGTAAACCAGACTCCTCCCCCCACCGACGCTGTGCCGCAGGAGCGGTTTAATTACTTCTCGCAGGAGTTCGCGCAGAACGGCACGCTGTCTGATCAGTCTTACGGCGAACTGGAGACGATGGGCATTCCTCGTGATGTCGTGGATGCTTACATTCACGGTCAGCAGGCGGTCGCTGAAGCCCAGGTTTCGAGCGTCTACTCCGCGGTTGGCGGTCCTGAGCAGTATCAGGCGATGACGGAGTGGGCGGCTGAGAACATTCCAGAAGCAGAGATCGATGCGTTCAACAACGCAATCGAATCGGGCGATCAGTCGATGATCATGTTTGCGATTCGTGGTCTGTCGGCTCAGTACGCGGCTTCTACGGGCTCTCCGCGCCTTGTGCAGGGCTCTACGAGCACTAACGGCACTTCGGCCTTCCGAAGCATTGCTGAGGTCACATCGGCAATGCGCGACCCGCGGTATCGCCGCGATCCGGCGTATCGCCAGGACGTCGAAAACAAGCTCCGCGTCTCTAACGTGTTCTAATGAAGAGCGCCTTCACAATTCTCTTACTTGGTGGATGCAATGCGGTCGAAAAGATCAGCGGCAACGCCAACGAGATACGTCAAGAGGCGCGTCTACTCGTTGACCACGGGCGGGGTGTTGGTGACGACTTCGTTGTCACGACCGCAAGTAAGATTGATCTGCTTGCGGCGGGCATACACGATCAACTCCCGAGCGTGGAGGCTCGTGTGCCGGAATGGCTTTCGACCATTCAATGGTCGTTGATCGCCTTTGTTTTACTCGCCGTCTGTTTCATCCTTTGGCAAACAGGAATCGGCCGAGCAATCAAGAGTGTTCTCGGGTGGATCCCAAAGAGTGTCGTTAATGACGCGGAATTGGCCGTATCCGTCCTAGACGAAAACCGTCCGGAGAGTGCACGAGAGTACTTTGCAGCCCGACGTGCCGATCCTGTGTTTAACGACGCCTTTAAGAAGGCTCGGGCTAAAGCAATCAAGAGAGGTAACAATGATCCTGGCTAGCGCTTCGTCTCTTCTTGGCTCAATTTGGTTCGCTCTGCTTCTCGGCGCACTTGGCGTCGGGGTCGGCGTGTGGCTTGCCAAGAGCAAGAAGATCTGAGTAACCCCCACAACAAACAAAGTAGCCGCCTAAAACGGACAGTTTAGGCGGCTACTGTCCTTTTAGGAATGCCAGTTTGGCCTCGGCCCGGTGCGCCGGATAACTGAGATTGCTCCTCAACTGCTTTCTAAAAGACAACCCGTTCTCTGTCCATTCATCACCACCATTGAGGAGCAATCTCTAATGGCACTTAACACTTGGCAGACTTCTGCCGACCCGTCGCGTCTTGGCCTAAATGCGGCCAACACCAGCTTGGGTACTAACGAACTGTTCCTGAAGCAGTTCGCCGGTGAGGTTCTCACCACGTTCGAGGAATCGAACGTGATGATGCCTCTGCACATGGTTCGCACTATTTCGAGCGGCAAGTCCGCTACTTTCCCGGTTACTGGTGTCGCTGTTGCGAAGTACCACACTCCGGGCGAGTCGCTGCTTGCTGAAAGCGGTACGGCTTACCCCGCCACCTACCCCGGCGCTCAAACGCTGAGCTCGAAGTACCTGTCGAAGTTCAATCACTCCGAGCGCCTCATCTCGATTGACGACATGCTCGTCAGCGCGGCGTTCGTTGCGAACATCGATGAGGCGAAGAACCACTACGACGTTCGTAGCATCTACACCACCGAAATCGGCCGTCAGCTTGCTTACGTTGCGGACAAGAACCTGATCCGCACCGTTCTTGCAGGCGCCACGAAGACGACCGACCGCTTCGGTGTTGCCTCTACGGTTTCGACTCAGTACCTTGGTGGTACGGTCGAATACAACGACGAAGCGACCGGGACTGCTCTCGGCGATGCTCTCGTGACTGCGTTCATGGAAGCGGCCCGTAAGATGGACGAAAAGAACGTCCCCTCTTCGGAACGCTACGCCATCGTGACTCCAGAGGTTTACTACCAGCTTGTGCAGTTCAGCACCGACGCGATCAACCGTGACTTCAACCCTGAAGGAAACGGCAGCATTGCCGGCGGTATGATCATGTCGATCGCTGGCATTCGCATTCTGAAGTCGAACCACATTCCGACTACCAACGAATCCTCGGCTGCTATTGCTCCGCATAACGATACGGGCATTCAGAACGACGTCTTCGGTGGAGACGGTACGGGTTACGGCGCGTTCAATTTCACCCGAACCAAGGGTGTGATCTTCCAGCGCGAAGCCGTTGGTACGGTCAAGCTCCTGGATCTCGGCATCGAAAGCGAGTATCAGATCGAACGTCAGGGAACCCTGATGGTCGCGAAGTACGCAATGGGTCACGGCATCCTCCGCGAGGAGTGCTGCTACTGGCTGCGTGGCGACGCCGCCGCCTGATCTGAGTCCATCCTGATTCTCAACTGGGGGGCCACCATCGAAAGGTGGTGGCTCCCTTTTCTTTGGAGTGAACATGCCACTAAGCAAAACGACGAAGCTGGAAGCAATCAACACGATGCTTTCGGTTGTTGGAGAGCCTCCCATTAACACCCTCGACACGGTTAGTCGTGTTGACGTTGTTACTGCTTTGGCAATTCTCACCGAAACCCTGAAGGAAGTGCAATCTCAGGGCTGGCACTTCAACAGCGACGACAACGTCCCGCTGATTCCAGACGCCAACGGATACATCCAGATTCCCGACAACATTGTCCGAGTCGATATGACGGACGAAGTTTACGGGAAGGATCTGACGATTCGAGCGAACAAGGTCTACAACAAGTCAACCTTGAATGACGTGTGGCCGGCACAGACGATCCTGAAGTGCTCTGTCGTCTATATGTTTGACTTTGAGGAGTTGCCGGAAACTGTCCGTCGATACGTTGTGATCCGAGCGGCGCGCATCTTCAATGATCGTGTTGTTGGCGATCAATTGCATCACGCATTTACAGCCCAAGACGAAATGGCTGCTCTTGCCGCCCTTAAGGAGTTTGACGGCGAGACTGCTGACAACAGCATCTTTGACAGCTACAACATCGGAGCGATCGTGAATCGCCCGTCGATTACCTCCAGGCTTAGCTGAACATGCTGACACTAACCACAATTACTAACTTCCTTGGCGGAGTCTCTCAGCAGCCCCCGTCAATGCGGTTCCAGAATCAATGCACGGAGTTGGTTAACGCCATTCCGTCTCCTGTGGATGGGCTAATTAAGCGTCCTCCGACGGAATATGTCGCAACGCTGCTGGATTCCGCTCAAGCTCCGCTTGAGTTTTCAGATGTGTTTGTGCACACAATCAACCGCGCCGAATCGGAGCGATATTTCGCCGTATTTGCGTACAACTCAACTACGGACGTAGCGAGTGTCAATGTGTACACGGTTGATGGCGCCCGAATTCCAGTCACCCTGGATACTGGGGCCATTAATTACATCAAGCAAGTCGGACTCAAGGACAATCTTCGGGCTGTGACGATTGCTGACGTGACGTTTGTCGTTAATACAAGCGTAGAAACCGATTACACAGCGGCTTTGTCAACTTACAGTCGAGAACTGACGTCACAGCCGCAAGAAGCAATCGTCTTCATTACTCAGGTGGACACCAACCGCGAACATGAGATCATTCTTAAGTTCACCAGCGGAGCGACGACTGAAACGTACACGCTGACCCACAAAGCTAGTGGTAATGACATCGGTACTGATCACACCGCCGCCGAGCTTGAAAACGACTTTAACGTCGCCAAGCAAAACGCTCAGACCGGGACGCTCATTAAATCGTTTTCCGTCAGCAGATTCTCATCTGTGTTGTTCTTCTACCGCGCTTCCGGCACGGCTTTGATGGAAATCAGCGTCTCAGACGACTTGGCTACCGACGGCGCGCTTTTGATTCGCGGTGAGGTTGCCGATTTTTCTAAGCTTCCTCCCGTAGCCCCCCACAAAGTCAAAGTGAAGATCATTGGAGCCCCAGAATCTAGATCCGATGACTATTGGGTGGAGTTCATCCAGAACTCAACTTCAACTAACACCCTTGTGCCGCAGAACGGCTATTGGGTTGAAACGAATGCCCCTGGAATCAAGACCACCCTGGATCCGGCAAAGATGCCGCACATCTTGATTCGCGAAGCTAATGGCGAATTCAGGTTTCGCAAGGCCGACGGAGCAGCGCCGTACGAAAACTACGTTTGGACAAAGCGTCTTGTTGGTGACGACAACACAAACACGACGCCCACGTTTGTCGGTGAAAAGATTTCCGACATCTCGGTGTATCAAAACCGACTGGTTTTCCTTTCGGGCGAGAACGTCATCTTCAGCGAAACATCGGAGTTCTTCAACTTTTTCCGCGTCACCGTCGCCGACACGACCGATGCGGATCCGATCGACATCTCATCGACGACCCCTAAAGTTGCGGGGCTGCGATCAATTCTCCCGTTTGAAAACCAGCTGATCCTGTTCTCGCCGCTGTCTCAATTCTCGATTCAAAGTAACGGGCCGTTCGCCACCCGAACCATTTCGATGAACTTGGTTGGCGACTACCAGAGCACCGCAACCCTGCCTGTTTCGTCCGGCAACTCGCTGTTCTTCCCGTTCTCTCGTGGGGGGTATTCAGGGGTTCGTGAGATGGTGCTTTCGAGCCGGTTGGATGGCCGCTTCATGGCGGAGGACATCTCAGCCGTTGTACCGCAGTACATCAAGGGCTCTATTACCCGATTGGTTGGAAGCACCCACGAGAACTATCTGGCTTGCCTTTCATCCGGTTCGCCCGACGAGATCTACATCTACAAGTACTTCCAAATCGGTGACAATCGGGTTCAAAGCGCTTGGAGCAAGTTCAAGATTTCAAGCGGACAGATTTTGGATGCTGTGTTCATCGACTCGTCGCTGTACCTATTTGTGAAGGTCGGCATAACCCTGGAGATCAATCGAATCAGGCTTGATGCCGGCCGAGTTGACGTGGACTCTGATTACGTCACGTTGCTTGACCGCCGCCTCGATGAAGTCAAACTTGCCAGTTCTGGTGGGTACAGAACGTACGACGCGACAAACAACGAAACAACCGTCGTGCTGCCTTACGACTTCGATGCAAACAAAATCCAGGTCTACACGAAGACCGGCGTTAAGTTGGATGTTTACCCCGTGGCATACAACTCATTCAAGATTTACGGCGACAGAACGCAGACTCCAATGTGGATTGGGGAGAAGTACGACTTCCGGTTTGTGTTGTCTAACCCGTCGTTTAGGACGTCGTCTGAGGGGTCTGTTTCTGCCATTTCCGGTCGGTATCAGATGCGCTACGCGACGATCGCGTATGGCACGACTAGCTACTTTAAGGTCAACGCCGCGGTGGAGTACGGGGATACTTACTCGTACACGTTCACGGCAACGACTCTTGGCACGGGGCTGAATCAGGTCGGAAACGTCCCTCTTGATACGGGCAAGTTTCGAGTCCCGATCTACTGCAACAGCGAGGCTTTGACGCTTTCGATTGAGAGTGATAGTGCCCTTCCGTGTAGGCTTATCTCGCTTGAATACGAAGCCTCGTACAACGAAAGAGCTCGACGTGTCTGATGCTTATGTCCGCCTGGCGACACGCGATGATTGCCTGTTCTTAGCGTCGAGGCTCAGGGAAGAAGACTTAAACGACATTCGGGTCGGGGGCAAATCGCCGGAAGACGCCCTCCTGTACTCGTTTGAGTCCAGCGATGAGTGCTATACAGCTTGCGGTCCAGACGGAATCCCGTTCGCCGTCTTCGGTATTTATGACGTACCAGACGACAGCCCGATACCCCTGAAGATCGGGGCTATTTGGCTGCTCGGATCTGACGACATAATGAAGTATGCCAGACAGTTTGTCGATGTTAGTCGGCAATGGATAGAAGACTTCGGGTCTACCCGCGACATGTTGTTCAACTATGTCCACAAGAACAACCTCGTCCATATCCGATGGCTTCGTCGGCTCGGGTTCTGCTTTGTGGCAGAACAAACGATCAACAACGAACCTGTTTACGAATTTCTGAGGATAAACACCAATGTGTGACGTAGTTGTTTTGCCCTCGCTGCTTATTGCTGCGGCGAGTACTGGAGCAAGCATTGCTTCCCAGAATGCCCAGTACAGGGCTCAAAGCGCGTTCCAGGGTCAAACCGCGGCTTTCCAGAAGGAGATGTTCGCTAAGACCGTGGCCAGCGTCCGCCAAGACGTCCACACTCAGACTATGACCCTGTACAAGGGTCTTGAGGAGCAGCGCCGAGCGGTTTACACCAATGTAAACAACGTCGCAAACGATGCCCTTAAAGCCGCCGCAACTATGGAAACGTCTTTCGTTTCCGCCGGCATTCAGGGTCGCACCGTTGATCAGGAAATCAACGAGTTCGCGGCAGACTTCAGCCGCTACGCGGCGTCTAAGTTTGACGAGCTTTCTTCTCGTCATCAGCAAGTCATCCTCGAAGCCCAGTCGATTCGTAATCGCGGTCAAAGCATCATCAACTCTGGCGTTCCGCAGCCTTTGGCTCCGATCATGCAGCCTAACCCGATTCCCGCGATTCTTAACGGGGCTACTACGGGCATTAGCGTCGCTTCTTCGCTCCAGTCCCTACAGCCCCCATCGGGATCCTTCAACCAAGGCGCTGGAGTTCCGTCTGCGGGTTGGAGCAGCACTAGCAACTGGTACATGAGTCAGTCTGCTCAGGGATTCAACATGAACGCTAGGGGTGCTTTCTAATGTCGCAACTACCACAACCGTCGTTCAACCCCCAATCAAGCGTCGTTTCGAGCTTTGTGCAGCCGTATGTTCAGGCTCCTACCCCAGTCCAAGTTCAAATTGGGCAGGGTCTTGATGACATCGGGCCGGCATTCATGGCATTTAGCCAGACCCTGGCCGGATTCGTCGGCCAACAGGCGCAGATGAAGAAGATGGAGGACATTCAGGAGGGCAAGGCTAAGCTCCTGAAGAGCCGTAAGACGTTCCAGCAGCTTGTCAAAGATGGGACGATCGATCCTTCAGCAAACCCTTGGGAGGCTTATGGCGCAGCTGAGGCTGATGCAGTTGTTTCGGCGTCTCGGTTTACGTCGCAGCTTAGGAGTGATTACGAGCAGGAGCGCGCATCAAATCCGGCGATCCTTGACAGCATCGGTGGGTTTGATGCTTTCGCAGATGATCGTGTTCGCCAGGCTGCTAGCCAAGGCGTGGACAACCCGATTTGGGTGAACACGTTCCTTGGTGAGATCAATCCACAGCTTCTTGAAATGAGCCGAGAACACGCCGTTTCGGTTGGCCGTTCTCGACGCGAACGCATCTCGCTCGGTCTTACTGTGGGCATAGCAAATGAAATGGGCGGTCTTATTTCTGACCCCCTGTCCTACCCCACCGAAGCGGGGAAAGTCGCAACCCCAATCGTTGACGTCGCCACCAACGTGCAGCGCCGTCTTGACGATGTAGCCCAAACGATTGGTGGAACAGAAGCAAACAAGATTGCCACCAAGGTAATCATGGATCTGCTTGTCGAATACGGCGATGACCCCCGCATTCACGAGGCTGCTGCGCGTATCAAGACTGCCGGCGGCAAACTGGTTGACACGGAAACTTACAAGGCATCTCTCGTCGTGTCCGCCAAGGCCCGAGACAAGGCCCGCAGCGAACTGACGCTTAAGAAGCAGGAGGAAGTGTCTCGACTTCTCGCGACCTACGTTGGTCCTGAGCGTATCGCTCAAATGTCTCCGTCCGAGATCCTCGCTGGACAGGGCATTCCTTCTTGGGAAGAAGTAGAGCCGCAAGTTAAGAAGCTCGGGGTTGGAACTGACCTTTACTTCAAGGTGAAGGAAAACTACGCCGAAATGAAGCAGATGGCTATTCGCACCGCAGCGGTAGGCGCGATTAAGTCGCAGCACAGAATCATCGCGGATCAAGTAGCCCAGTCCTTTGCGGACGCCTCGCGAAATCCGGCGACTCTTGTTGAACTCTCGACTAGGTTTAGTTCGGCTCGAATTCAATCCGACTACGAGACGTTCCGAGACACGTTTACTCAGGCATACGGGCTGAATGAAGACGACACGCCAAAGTCCATCAACATGGACGCTATTCGAGAAGAATCTGTTCGCAGGTTCTACGAAAAGGCGGCTGAAGATGGTCCGCTTGATCAGGGGGAGATCGTGTCTCTCGCACGAATGAGCCGCTCTCTTGGAATGAAGTTTGTTCCAGGCATCACCGAGCGGATGTCTACGGCGATTGAAGCTTTCAATCAGCCGAACGCCGACCCGACAAAGATGCCCGCCCCGGTTTCCGAAGCGATAGATATCTATCGAACGTTCAGTCGAATGGGAGAAGCCGCTCTTCTCGGATTGAACGAGGAAACGGAGAACTTCCTTCGTCGTGTAGACGGCTTGATTGGAGCGAATATGCCGGTACAGGACGCCGTCGGAGCGGCAATTGAGCAGCAACAGCAGAACGGCGGAGCTACGCGACCGATTAAGCCCATCGATTCAGAACTCATTGAAGAAGCGTTTGATGAGTGGCGATCTGGTTGGTGGTTTGACCTCGGCTTCGCAAACGTGGGCGCCGACGCTCACGGCGCTTCTCGCTGGAAGAACGCCATTGAAAGCTACGCCATGAACGCTCAAATGGCTGGAGTTGCGCCGGCACAGGCCGTGTCTCGTGCTAAGGCTTGGGCCGCAGATCGCACCGTAGAGCTCGACAACGGCTCTATTTTCATCGTCGCAAATCCTCCGTCCACCCTGGGGTTCAATGCCGATGGGTGGAATGAAGTCAAGAATCACGTCGTGGGCAAGATCAACGAGAACCTGAAGGCTCGTGGGCTTGCTGAGATTGACCCATACGTCATTGGATTTAAGCCGTCAAGCAACAGCGTTGAGAACGCCAAGTTCCAACTCGTGTTTACCAACCAACCTTTCGAGGATGCGCTGCTTGACGCTAAGTACGGCGGCGAAGACTTTGCCGCTGAAATCCCGACGTCGTTTACTGTTCAGCAGTTGGACCAAATCGCCACCGAGATTTCTCTTACTAAGAAGCGGCCTACTCGCACCTGGTTTGGCGTTCCCGGTCCGCGGGAAGCTATTCCTGAGAGCCTTCGGATGAACATTCGATGAACAACCCCCTATCTCCAACCGGGCAATATCCTGAGCCTACAACTCCGGCGGCTGCTCCTCCGACCACGTTTGAGCAGCTTCAAATTCAGGATCAGTACAACAAGACTGCGCCTAGCCTTTGGGAAGCGGCTACTGGCACGACGCTTGCCTACGATCTCGGATCATTCCTGGGGTCGAGGTACGAGTTCGATCAGAACGATCCCAATTGGCGCGACGATAATCGCAATCGTTTGATGGAGATTCTTCAGACGACTCCAATTGAGTACCACGACGACATCCTGAGCTCAAACGGAATCGATGAAGCCGTGTTCACGAAGATGAGCATCGATGAGAAGTCGAGGTTTATCCGTCGAGTGGGAGAATCAGGGGCAATTGGGTACGGCAGCATGATTGGCATCAATCTGCTTGAAGGCGCTGCGTTTGGTATCGCCACCTTCGGCGCTTCTGCCCCCGCGTTGCTTGGGAATTCTTATCGCGGCATCAAGTCGCTCAAGACGATTGCTCAGGTTGCTCGGGCTTCTGATCGGGCCTCAGCCGCCAAGGCAATCGCCCAGAACGCCAGCCGGCTGTCTCTGTTTGCCCGTGGTGCGGGCGTGGGCGCTGCTGATGCCCTCGCTTTTACGGCAATCGATTCGATTGTCGATCCGACTGTAGAGGCGCAAGACTTCGCTTACGCCGGAGCCTTTGGATCGATTCTAGGCGGATCGTTTAACTCAATGCTTGGACGATCGCAGCTCGCCCGCCGGCTTGAGCGGTTTGGTCGCAAGTATGAAAGCGATCTGATGAATCGTGGTATTGAATTGCCACCCCGATTCGGCGCTACCGACGTCGCGGAACAAATTGCGCGGCGATTTGGTGTTGAAGCGCCGGTGGCAAACGCGATGCTTCGGTTCTTTGACGCGCTCGATATTGACCTTAGTGAGTTGGCTGTTGGTGGACGACTGAGCGCCGCTGATGCCGCCAAGGTCAAGACGACGATCAAGTTCCAAGACAAGGGCTTTGACCTTGGTGCTTTGGAAGTTCTTGATGACGGCCGTCTCATTCTTCGTTCGTTCTTCAACGACAATCCCAACGAAGGCGCGGCGATGCGGGGGATGGTTGGAGTCATCCGCCAACGATTGTTCAACGCCGACATCCCTGAAACGCATCGTGGCGGCATTACTGATGCTGATATCCGAGCGATCGATGATTGGCTTGGGAATAGCCGTAGAGCTCCACGAACTCGCGGTGCGTTCGGTGTTCCAGGCGGTCCTGCCACAAACATGCCCACAGGAGGAGCACCGGGCCGAATGGGGGCGATCGCGGATTGGACGCCCGCCGACGAGCGTAAGTTCATCAATGGCTTCATGCGTTGGATGATGTCTGCCGACGTGGACAGCGCCCGCCTTAGCGACCAAGTCTACGACTCGAACGCCTTTGATATTCCTGAGTCGGTCATCCCCGCATTCATGCGTATCAGGGAGATCCTTTCTCGGGTCTATGACGGCGTGAACGATCCACGCTTCCTGTCCACTCCGAAGCAACCAAAGCGCGTCAACCGCGTCTTTGAGAAGACGCTTGTTAAGCAAGTGACTGAGCGGGCGAAGCGGGAAAAGGAGCAGCTCCTTTTGTTCCAACAGGCGCTTAGTGGCGGCTCAGACGACGCCCTAGAAATCCCCGACGGGGAGGCGATCGGATCTGACAAGGACTGGAACGACACGCCCAGGATCTTTGGCATTGAAGGCTTTGGATCCAAACTTACTAGCCAAGCAATTTCCGCGATGACGTCCCCTATTGGGAAGATCCGGTGGTTGGCGATGCAGATGCACTTTACCCGCGTCGCTCCGCGAACAAACGACATGGCTCGGCGCATGGTCGGTCAGCCAACGACGATCAACGAGTACGTCCACCGAATCAAGGCTGTTACTGAACTGCGCCTTCTCCGCGCATTCAACAAGAACCTCAACGAGTTCATTGCGGATGGGAAGGACTATACGCAGATCGGTAAGGCCGAGCGTATGAAGAGCATCTTCCGCCACGAGAAGCGGAGGCAGTTCAATCAGATGGTGTATGAGGAAATTCATGCTCCAGGAACCCATTCAGATAAGAACGTAAAGGCCGCGGCCGAAGCGTGGCGCAAGGAAGTCAATACGCTTCGGGAGCTAGCGAAGAAGTCGGGGGTAAAGGGCTTTGAAGCTCTCGCCGAAGACCCCACATACTTCCCTCGTCTGTATAAGTGGAACGCGGTTGATGCTTTCGTCTTGCGTCACGGGCAAGATGAGTTCAAGAAGCTGCTGTTGAATGCTTTGGACAAGACGGACTTTGAGCCCGAGCAGGCAGACGCTCTTGCGACACTCTTGAGTGAACGTCTGCTTCGGATTGCCCGCGGTGAACGCAAGTCCGGCAGCTTCAACATCAATCAGGTCGTGCAAGAAATCCTGTCCGAGATGGATCGCCCGACGACGCCGGCAGGGCCGATTCTCACCCCTCGGGCTAGGTATCGATTCCGGGCCGATGTCCTTACGCGCTTGGAGGACGGATCTAGCGCTTCGCTTTCTGACCTGGTTGAGCGTGATGTGACTGTCGCTTTCAGCTCCTATGTTCGCTCTCTCGCTGGGGCTATCGGCGAAACCAAGTTGATCAATCGGTACAAGACCGAACTCCTTGCCAGAGGGGCGACTCAAGAGGCTGTGGACAAGATCAATACTTGGGCCGACCTGATTGATGACATCAAGAAATCATCTCGAAGCCTGTCTTCGGATGAAATGAATGGCTACATGGACTCTCTAGGTGAACTCCGCGCAACGATGCGGAGTGAGCCGGATCCGTCGTCGTTTGGTACTGGCGTCTTCAACACGGTGTTCTCCGAAAACGCCCGCCGGCTTATGAAGATTGCTTACTTGCAGCGCGGCGGCTCGTTCGCTTTGGCGCAGATGAACGAATTGGCCCGCACTATTTCACGGGCGGGATTCGATAACGTGTGGCGGCAGCTTCCTACGATCAAAGAGCTACTCGACAGCGCCAGGCAGGGCCGGCAAGTCAATGAATTGGCTTCCTTAATGGAACAAGCTTTCGGCCTAGGCTCTGACCGACTTCGCCGCACTACGGGTCGAATTGACGACGCTTTGAACGCATATCCGCCCCATGTTCGTGCGGGTTGGTATCAGAAAGCCGCCACAAAGATGGCTAAGGTAGACGAGAAGCTCGACGCGCTCGTGTTCGCGTTTGCCGACCTTAGCGGCCTTGCGCCGCTGACTTCGGCAACTCAGCACCTCACAGCGATGTCGCTCATTCAGCGTCTGCACTCCATCTCCGCGGGGCGCAGTAAGAACTTCAGCCCAGCGATCATTCGTCAATGGGGTCTTGAGGACTCTCAATATCAGGCAGTCGTCAAGGCTGTCGGTCGCCACGCTAAACTTGATTCTCGCGGTCGAGTCATCGACATCGACATGGACAACATCAGCAACGATGATTTCCGCGCTCTGATGACGTTCTTGGAGCGAGGTACGATTGCCACGATTCAGGATCCGCCCACAAGAGGCGATCTGCATAAGTTCTTCTTCACCCCCCTGGGGAAGATGCTTGTTCAGTTCCGCACGTTCAACACGAAGGGTATAGACAGCTTCCTCCGAACGACGATTCAGCGTAAGGACTTCGATGTTGTTCGTGAGTATTTGATGACGGGCATCCTGGCGATGCTCACACAAACGTTCAGGAAGCAACTTCGGTATGCGTCAATTACTGACGCTAAGGAACGAAAGAAGTACGAGAAAGAAAACTTCAGTCCTGGAGCCTATGCGTCGTACTTCATGTCGGGACCGACAGAAAACTACCTGTTGATGATCGGAACCGATTCGTTGAGCCAATTTCTGCTCGGCCAATCGACCTTTGGATCTAGGGTTCGATACTCAGGTCTGAGTTCTTCGCCATTTGACGTTTCGGGCACTCCGGCTTGGGCCGCGATCGACTCTGCTTATAAGGCGGTGCAGGGTCCAACAAGGGCAATGCTGAGGTCGGATTACGACTTCAGTCAAAGGGATTTGCATGCAATTTTCAACAGCTTGCCGGCTGCTAGGGCCGTAATCATCGGCGAAGGTCTTAGCAAGCTTGAAGAGTACTTGGGATCGAATCTACCTGAAGAATCAAAGAAGGGAACTAAATGACTCAGTTTTACGAGCTTCCGTACAAGGCGCGCAAGTTCTACAACGGCGACGGGCAAAGCCAGCACTTCCCCATTATCTTCGAGGGTGGAGCGCCTCTCGATTACGCTCACGTCAAGGTGTTCCTGAATCAGTCAGAATTGACCACCGGCTGGACTATTGTCGAACTGAACGGCGCAAAGAACGTCCGCTTCGATACCGCGCCTGCTTCCGGTACTGGCAACGTCATGTTGCAGCGCGTCACGCCATCAAACGCCGATGAGCGAGTCGTGGACTTCAGCGACGGATCCGTTCTGACCGCAGAAGCTCTTGATCGCGCACAACTCAACTCGCTGTATGTATCGCAAGAGTCCGCGGACCTGTTCCTTGATCAGGGTGGATCAGCGGTAAACATTGCTACGGCACAGACGATTTTGGGCGAGAAAACGTTCAACAACAACCTGATCATTTCGGAAGATGGGCGCTTGATTTACAAGCCCGCGACGCCGATCTCAAAGGTGGATTTGGGTGAACAGTACGTTCTTGCGGCTGAGTCTTCTACTGGTGTTGTTGGGTGGCAGAAGACCGCTCTTACAACCATCCAAGATTCAATTGTTCAAACCCAAGGTCCAGCCGGTACGCAGGTAATTACTGCTGCGAAGCAGTTTGACAACGTAACGATTTCAATTGCTGGATTCAAGGTTTCTGGTGGTACTGCTCCAGTTAAGGACAAGGCTGTTGTTGCTGGAAACAACCTTGGACAAATGACGTTGCAGCCGATTGTCAACGGGATCAGGTTTGCTGATTCAGCGGGGGCCGCTGTCAATACGGGAATCGTGACGGTCACTCCCGCGGCAATCGGCGCGGTTGCTGTCGGATCAGTCGTGGGTAACACGCAGACGATCAACACCGAAGTCATCTTCACCCAATCCGTGGAAATCGGTGACGGCACGGTTGACGATCAGTTGACTATTTCAGGTGACCTGTATTTGGCGTCGCCGCAGGCCGCATCAGGCAAGGTTCTTGGTTGCCTCGGATCCAACGGCCAGGCTGACTGGATCAATCCGCCGCAGACCGGCATCACGAGCATCAACGGTGACTCTGGAACTAATGGTGTCGTCACGCTCGACGCTGCCGATGTAGGCGCTGTATCGACCACGCAGGATCAGACGGTTCTTGGCCACAAGACGTTCCAAGATTCTGTCACTCTCGGCAACAACGAAACAAAGAGCGTCACGATCAACGGGACGATGAAGTACACCAACGGCGTCACGCCGACTGGACAGGCTGGTAAGGTTCTGACGTCTCTTACGGACGGAACCGCAGCTTGGGGGAATCTTCCTAGCATCGTCAACTCGATCCAAACCGTCAATGGTGCGGTGAGTGGTGACGTGGCGCTGACTGCGGCTGACGTTGGAGCTGTGTCAGCGGGAACTACGCAGACGATTACTGGTGAAAAGACGTTTACGAACAACGTCACGCTCGGCAACAGCTCGTCGAACATCATTAGCATCGGAGGTTCTCTCCGAATTCCTGTCGGTCAAATTGCTGCCGGTAAAGTTCTGACAAGCGACGCCCAAGGTAATGCGTATTGGGCCGCAGCTCCAGCAACGGGTATTACGAGCGTCAACAACGATACGGGCACAAACGGAGCTGTCACGATCGACGCGGCCGATGTAGGAGCTGTTTCGTTGACCGCGAATGAAAGCGTTTCCGGCAACAAAACTTTCACCGACTCAGTAACTCTTGGAAACAACAACACAAAGAACGTTGTTGTCAACGGGACGCTTAAGTACACGAACGGCGTTACTACTCCAGGCCAAGCCGGAAAGGTTCTTACGTCGCTTGAAGACGGAACCGCGGCTTGGAGCTCCCTACCTAACATCGTCAACTCAATCCAAACCGCATCCGGACCCGTCAGCGGAAACGTCACACTTACGGCCGACGATTTGGGTGCTGTTTCGGTTGGCGCAAATCAATCCATTACTGGAGCAAAGACGTTTACGAACAACGTGACGTTGGGTGAAAACGTAAACCAAGGCATCACAATCAATGGTTCGCTCCGAATTCCTGTTGGTCAACTAGCGGCCGGTAAAGTTCTGACAAGCGACAACCAGGGTAATGCATACTGGGCTTCGCCTGCTGCTACGGGAGTTACGTCGGTCAACAACCAGGCCGGGCCGGATGTTACGCTTAGCGCCGCCGATGTTGGTGCCGTGAGTGTTCAGGGCACTCAGGAAATCACGGGTCACAAGACGTTCTCCAACAACGTGAATCTTGGTGTTGACGGTAATGACGTCATCACGATCCAAGGTGACTTGCGTTATCCCGTTGGCCACGCTGCGGGTAAGGTTCTGACTTCGACCGCCGACGGCAAGGTGATTTGGCAGACGCCGGAATCCGCTCCAGTTCAATCTGTGAACGGGAATACCGGGGCTGTGACAATCAGCGCTGGAGACCTGGGCGCTTTCACTTCAACCACGCTTCCAATTGCTAGCGCATCTCAGCGAGGAGCTGTTCGTATTGGTACTGGACTCGGAGTAGACGCGCAGGGCATTATTAGTGTCAACGCCAGCGCCGTGCTCCCCGTCGCATCGGCAACCGTTCTTGGTGGAATTAAGGTCGGCAGCAATCTGTCGATCAATCAAGATGGCGTGTTGAGCGCGGCAATTTCCCAGACTACTGGTGTCACTACGTTTAACAGCCGCACGGGAGATGTTATGCCCGCGTCGGGAGATTACACCGCGGCTCAGGTTGGAGCCTTGGCACTTGGGTCGGACTACCAAGAAGTCACGGGAAAAAAGCGATTCTCTAGTGCGCTGCTTGCGGCTCCTGCGGGCGGCGCCAGCACCCAAGTTGTTGGGCAGAACGGCATGTCCGGGGTTCAACTAAATTCCGACGGCCTCGCTCAATTTCAGCGCACGACGGGTACTGCTAACGCAATTCAAGTTCACGCCCCTAGTGGCGGTACTACCGCATTCGTCACGAGCGCCGGCTCTGCTCAATTCAACGGCGTCGTGACTGCAATCGGCGGCTTTAGTTCTCCTGCCGGCATGAACATCGGCGACAACACGAACGACGGTATCAACATCACGGGTACGCTTAAGATCGCCGGCAACGGAACCCCAGCAAGCGGCAAGGTTCTCGTCTGCACGAATGCGGACGGTAATGTTGAGTGGCAGTTCCCAGCAAATGCCCCGGTTCAAAGCGTTAACGGGGTGAATGGGGCTGTGTCGATTTCGGCTGACGGAGAGGCGAATCCTAGCACAAATCTCAACGCCGTTACAAAGGCAACAGCGCAGACGATTTCTGGCGCAAAGACGTTCTCGGCTAACACGCTGTTTAATGCGAACGTCACTTTGGGCGACAACGCCGCCGACGTGGCAACCGTAAACTCAACTTTGAAGGTCGTGTCGGGCTCACCCGCAGCCGGTAAGGTTCTGACGTGTTCTAACGCAGACGGTACGGCTGTTTGGTCTACTCCTGCGGTTCCTCCTGTGACTTCGATCATTATGGGGGGCGAAACTTATACGGGTAATGTCACGATTAATGCGGCAACCCTGGGTGTTCTCAGCACCTCAAGTGACTCAACTGTTACGGGATCGAACACGTTTTCGGGGGCTCAAACATTTACTGGCGGCGTTACGCTTGGTGATGCGCTCAGCGACAACATCACGATCGAAGGCACGATCAAGATTCCAACCAATGCCGGCGTAAATAAGGTCCTCACTTGCTCAAACGCCGACGGTACTGCTGTTTGGACGACTCTAGCTTCGCCTCCGGTTACTTCAGTAAACGGCGCTGTTGGCGCTGTTACCCTAAACGCTGCAAGCGTCGGGGCTGTATCCGTCGCTGGCAACGAAACAATTACCGGCGCAAAGACGTTCGCGGCTAACACGCTGTTTAATGCGAACGCCACTTTGGGTGACAACGCGGCGGACATTGCAACCGTCAACGCGACCTTGAAGATTAATTCGGGCGCCCCTGCGGTCGGTAAGGTTCTGACGTGTTCTAACGTAGACGGCACGGCCTCTTGGTCTACTCCTGCGGCTCCCCCCGTGACTTCGATCATTATGGGGGGCGAAACTTATACGGGTAATGTCACGATTAATGCGGCAACCCTGGGTGTTCTCAGCACTTCGGCTAACACGACGATTACTGGTGAGAACACGTTCTCCGCACCGCAGACGTTTAGTGGTGGCGTGACCCTCGGTGATGCGCTCAGCGACAACATCACGATCGAAGGCACGATCAAGATTCCAACGAATGCGGGCCTCAATAAGGTACTCACTTGCACGAATGTGAACGGCACGGCTGAGTGGACGACTCTTGCTGCACCGCCGGTTACTTCAGTAAACGGCAATGTTGGTGCTGTTGTCCTAGACGCTGCAAGCGTCGGGGCAGTCGCTACTTCTGGCAACGAATCGATCAGCGGCAACAAGACGTTCAGCGGAACTACGACGTTTGCCGGAACAACGAACCTGAACGGCAACACCGTTCTTGGCGATGCGGGGGCCGACACGGTCGTTGTTAATGGGTCGCTACGCATCCCCGCTGCGGCGACTGTGGGCCGCGTGTGGACTTGCTCTAATGCGACTACTGGGGCAGGATCGTGGTCTACCCCGCCAGTAGTCTCTGTAAACACCCAAACCGGGGTCGTAGCTCTTACTGCGGCAGACGTTGGAGCGGCGTCGATTTCGGCCCTCAATACCGTGAGCGGAGTAGCAAACCAAGCGGCAATCGACGCCGCTACGGCTGTCACAACGGCATCAAACGCCTTGGCGGCGGCTAATACAAAGCTTTCGAGCGTTGCTATCGGCCAAACTCCGATTGGTCCGACTGGATCTGAAACCAACTTCGACTGCTTGTCGGGTTCTGGTACTTCGGCTAGTCCGCTGAAGGTTCTCGGGGCTCATCCGGTTGGCTACGTTCCTAGCGGCGATTTGACTGGGTCATATCCGAGTCCGACCGTAGGTGGCAACAAGATCACTTACGCCAAGATGCAGCAAGTCGCCGGCCAGAAGCTTCTCGGTAATTCATCCACGACTTCAGCGAATGTCACCGAAATTGGCCTCGGTACTGGGTTGACTTGGGGTTCCGGGGGTGATACAGGAAAGATCGTACTTTCCCCTGATGCCGCGGCTTCAGTTACTGCGACGGGCAACAATACGTTTAGCGGTACGAATCAATTCAACAACGCGGTTACCGTAGGCACAGTAGAAGCAAATAAAACGCTGGCTGTTAACGGCGCTTTCACCACGACTGGAGCTACGACGCTTGGTGCGACTGCTGCTGGAACGACGATCAAGGGTTCGCTCAAGATCGAAGGCGGATCGCCAGGAGCAAACAAGGTTCTGACTTCTGACGCTACTGGCAACGCGACTTGGGCGACGTTCACGCCGCCTACTGGGCGGTACAAGATGGTGACCACAGTTCTTGCCTCTGGAACCTCTTGGACAAAGCCTGAGGGTGTGACGTTTGTCGAGTTCTGTTTGGTCGGTGGTGGTGGTGGTGGGGCTCAGGGCAACGGTTCCGGAAGTTACGATAAACCTGGATGGCCCGGCGGCGACGGCGTCTGTGTTGTTGGCTCATTTACTGCACCGGAGGCTCAGACTACATACACCTACGCAATCGGTGGCGGTGGGAACGGAAACAACACGTCCGGTGGCGCCGGTGCTGCGGGTGGAAACAGCACGGCGTTTGGGATTACGGCATTCGGAGGAAGAGCTGCTCCGAATGCAGACACAGAATTTGATTATGGAGTCACTACCGGAAACAACCAGCAAGACTGGTCACATGACCGGCCATCTATTGATGCTTACCAAGCGCCGGCGGCGTTTAGTGTCGGTACGGCTCCATCAGGGGTGAGTTCGTTGTCTTCTCGCGGAGGAAGCCCACTCATGTTTGGGCTTGGGCAAATGCGTCGATCACGGGCTGCGTCATCTACCGCTGCTGTTGCGTACAGCACAGCAAACTCTTGGATGGCTGGTAGTGGCGGAGCAGCGGGCAGTAACAGCACAAAGACCTTTAATGACGGCGCATCAGGCTATTCGCTGTGTGCCACAGGTGGCGTCGGTGGCGCTCTTGCTGTTCGTTACATCCAGCCTGCTTGAGGTAACCAATGAACACAGACCACGAACTGATGTTGGCCCTCGGCCGTCTTGAGGGAAAAATGGATGCGCTGATTCAGATGCAGCGGATCCAAGAAGAACAGCTCAAGTTCCACGAAGAGAGGATCAGATCGCTTGAGCACTACAAATCGTTTGCGATGGGCATTGCGGCTCTGGTTGGCGCCGTGTCTTCGCTAATCTTCTCATTCTTGCTGAAAGGGTTCCAATGAAAGAAACGTTCGCTTCTTTGCACGAAGCACTAGCAAACGATCTTCTCCGAAGGATCCAAGACGGAAGTGCGACCGCGGCTGATCTTTCAGTCGCCCGTCAGTTCCTCAAGGACAACGGGATTGACGCTACGGCGCAACAGTCTGAGCCTCTGTTGAACTTGGCGAAGACTCTGCCGTTTGATCCTGAATCGGAAGCCGCATGATCGACCCCAGGATCAAAGACTTTCGCAACTTCCTGTACTTGGTTTGGGATCACCTCGGCCTACCGGATCCGACCCCAATCCAGTACGACATTGCGGACTTCATTCAACACGGGCCTTCTCGACGCATTGTCGAGGCGTTCCGCGGCGTAGGCAAGAGTTGGATCACGAGCGCGTTCGTCGTGCACACGCTTCTTCTGGACCCGACGAAGAACATTCTCGTCGTGTCTGCATCGAAGCAGCGCGCAGACGACTTCTCGACGTTCACGCTTCGGCTGATCCATGAGATGCCGATGCTGCAACATCTGCGCCCGAAGGAAACGCAACGCAACTCAAAGATCGCCTTCGACGTCGGCCCTGCGCCGGCAAGTCACGCCCCGTCCGTAGTGTCCAAGGGAATTACGAGTCAGATCACGGGTAGCCGCGCAGACTTGATCATTGCGGACGACGTCGAGAGCTCAAACAACAGCGCAACGATCACGCTCCGGGATAAGCTTGCTGAGACGGTCAAGGAGTTCGAGGCCGTCCTGAAGCCTGGGGGGCAGATCATCTACCTCGGTACGCCCCAGACGGAGCAGTCGATTTACAACCTACTCGCGGAGCGCGGGTATGTGATTCGCATTTGGCCCGCCAGGTATCCGGACGCAAAGCGTCGGACGACTTACGGTGAGCGGCTTGCTCCGATGATTGCCGACGGGCCGGATGACATGACTCCGACGGAGCCTAAGCGCTTTGACGAGTTCAGTCTGAAGGAACGTGAGTTAGGCTACGGTCGGTCTGGCTTTGACCTTCAGTTCATGCTCGACACGACGTTGACGGACCTTGATCGGTATCCGCTCAAACTGTCCGACTTGATCGTCATGGCCCTAAACGACGAGTCTGCCCCAGAGAAGCCTATTTGGGCTGCGGACATTAGGAACGCGGTTACGGACGTCCCGTGCGTCGGTTTCAACGGGGACAGGTACTACCGCCCGATGGCTATTACGGGCTCGTGGATCCCCTATACGGGCTCCGTGATGGCAATCGACCCCTCGGGTAGGGGTGCGGACGAAACGGCCTACGCGGTCGTCAAGATGCTTAATGGCTTCCTGTACGTCACGGATGCCGGCGGGCTCAGCGGGGGTTACAGCGAAAAGACGATGAATGAACTCGTCCAGATCGCCAAAAAGCAGAAGGTAAACCTCATCCTCGTGGAATCCAACTTTGGCGACGGGATGTTTGAGGAGCTGCTTAAGCCCCACTTGATTCGCGAATACCCGTGTACTGTCGAGTCAATTAGACACAACATCCAGAAAGAGAAGCGGATCATTGACACTTTGGAGCCCGTGATGAACCAGCACAGGCTCGTAGTCAACGACAGGCTGATCCGCCAGGACTACGACACGACGGCAGACAAGTCGTCCGAAACCCGCCTTCAGTACCAGCTCTTCTACCAAATGAGCCGCATTACCCGCGCTAGGGGCTCCCTTGCCCACGATGACCGCCTGGACGTCCTCTCGATGGCTGTGGGCTATTGGGTCCAACAGATGGCTCAAGACGCTGACCGGCGCATTGCCGTCCGTAAGGGCGAGATGCTCGACAGGGAATTGGCGAGGTTTATGGAGTCCGCCGTTGGCCGCAAAGACAGAGGAGGGGACACATGGGTAAGCCTGTGAAGTACAACGACGACATGGATCCACCGGACGACGACGAAATCTACATCGACCTTGTCGTCGTTTCTGCGATGGCGGTCAAGGCTTACGAGGCTTTCCTGAAGGGCTCAAACGGGTCCAGCCTCACCCTAGCTCGGGCTATGAAGGAGCTCCGTGACCGCCTTCCGAACGATATCGATGACCTGATGGACGATTAGCGTCTGGGGACTCACCGGACTCAGGAATGGTTTCCGAGCCTGTAGATCTCTCCCTATCCCCCTAGAAAACGGTTCGCCGTCGGCGGGCTTCGGCTTGTCTATGGGGGGGTAGGGGGGGATCTACGCGGATCTTGGAATGGTGAAAACAACTATGAACAAACTCCGAATTACTTCGGCTTGCAAGGGTAAGTCCTTGAACAAGCCCTGGAAGACTCCGGGGGGTCCGAAGAAGTCTGCGGTATGCGTGAAGTCTGGTTCTTCTGTGAAGGTTGTCCGATTTGGAGACCCGAACATGAAGATCAAGAAACACATCCCAGGACGGAGATCAAACTTCCGGGCTAGGCACAACTGTGCAACACCTGGACCGAAGGACAAGGCCCGGTATTGGTCTTGCAAGGCGTGGTGAACAATGCCCCGTAACTACAAAAAAGAGTACGAGAAGTACCACAGCTCTGAAAAGTCCAAGAAGGACCGGGCGCACAGAAACAAGGTTCGACGGATGATGATCCGGAAGGGCCGTGTACGGAAGGGATCAGCACATGATGTTGATCACAAGGATGGCAACCCTCGAAACAACAAGCTTAGCAACTTGAGGATTGTCCATCGTTCTATCAATCGCGCTAAGCATTGAAAGGTTTCTCATGGCAAAGGGTGGTGGCGGAGTTCAGGCTCCTAGTGGTGGTGGCGACAATCCGAATCAAGTCAGCACTCCTGGCGCGGTGGCAGTTAAGCGCCGCAAGCATAAGGAGCAAAACAGCAAGGCTGCTAGCCTCGGTCGTCAAGCGGCCATCGGTGGCCCTAGCAACGCCCTTAAGTCGGGCAAGATGGCTAAGCCTCTGATCGACACTTCTCGCTTCAAGATCAAGAAGCGGAGCCGCTAATGGCATTCGTTGAGACAGGGGTGAACCCCAAGACTGGCGCTGCGATCGGCTACAACCGAACGCACAAAGACCAATACCCGTCCAACAAGAAGAAGGGTCGTAAGCAACTCAAGATCAAGAAGAAGAAGGGCTACTGATGGCATTCATCAAACAGGACAAGCCGTCCAACTTCGGCCCGACTTCGTCCAACCCATCTAGCCGTTGGGTTCCAGACAACGCCGAATACGGCGCTCAGTTTGGAGCCGAAGACGACCCGAACCGCATGGTGACCGTTCCAGAATCGACATTTGACAAGACCCGATTTGGGTACTTCAGGCAGCTCAAGGACTTCGGCTCTTTGGCCCCAATGTTGCTGTCGATGCTCCTGAGCCTCCGTGGCCCACAGTCCGTCCGAGAGGAGCTGGAAGACAATGGACAGCAAGTCAGCCGGGGAGTCCCAGACAAACTCCTCACCTCCGCAAACGTCAACCCCCTCGCAATTCGACCTCGCCGGCGTCCTGCCTGAGTTCGTCTTCATCGGTGGAATTCAAGTTCCGGTGAAACTGGCTAGGATGGCTCCTGGAGACTTCGGGGAGTGGAGGGGCTACCCAAGCCCGTCCATCACAGTCAACGGCGTCCTGGAGGCTCCTGCGGCCTTTATGACGATCCTGCATGAGGCTCTACATGGCATATCTGAGATGTACGAGCTCGGGCTGACGGAGAGGGATGTCAGGGTACTGGAGATCGCACTCTCGGACCTGTTTAGGAGGACTGAGGGGTTGCGGCATTTTGGGGAAAAAATCTGAGCAGGGTTTGATATCAAGCCAGGGGGGTCTTCCCCCCCGGCGGCCCTTCGAGCTCTCGCGCGTGCGCGTGGGCGCCCGTGGGCGCGCCTGGGCGGGCGCGTGGGCGTGCGTGCGTGTGCGCGGGAGCGCGTGTGCCCGAGCGCGTGCGCGTGCTTCCGTGTGCGCTTGGCCGTTTTTTTTTCGCAATTGACTTGACCTGCCATCGGAATTGTGCTACCCTATTCGCGTCGGCATCCGGGCACGTTGCCCGGTCGCGCGACACACACAACGGTTTACACAGGAGTAAACACAATGGCTCGCTACGCTTCTATCGCTTCCGTTCTCGCTCTCTCGGGTTCGCGTCTCGTGGGCGCATTGACGACCGCCGCCGCCGCATACTCGTCGGGCACTTCCGCCCTTGCCGTGGTTCTCGCCGCGGCGAGTGAGCACGACGAATGCAAGGGTTACGTTGACGCCGACGGCAAGGGATTCTATCGGTGGTACACGGTTAATTCCGGCGTCAAGGTCCTGTCCAAGGGCCGCGTGTCGCAATTGGTTACGTTCGGTCGCTGGCTCGACGCCGAACGTGACGCTGGTACTTCGCTCGTGTCGTCGGAATACGTTGCACGGACGTTGCAGTCCCTGAGTAAGGCGAAGGACGCCGCCGCCCGCGCGGATTACCTTCGCAATTGCGATGCCGACGCCCTCGCCGCCGCGGTCGCTGAATCGCTCCGGCCCGCTCCGGCAGCGACGGGCTCGACGACGACGACGCCCGACGCCAGCGATGCCGACGACGACGCCAGCGATGCCAGCGACGACGCCGAAGCGCCCGCGCCCGTTGCGGGCATCACGTGCGAACGGATCGCCGCTGAATTGAAGCGGGCGGTCGCTGCGGCCCTCGCGCATCCCTCCGCGGATGCCGACGGCGCCCGCCGCGTCGTCGATGCCCTGAACGAGTGTCGGCTGCTGGTTCTCGCCGCCTATCCCGCGATCGCGCCGAAGCGTGGCGCGAAGGTTACGGCCTGAGTTTACACCGCTAAACTCGCCCTGCCCCTGCCCGGAGTAATCCGGGCGGGGGTTTTATCGTTGGCACGTTGGGCGCTTGGTCGGCCTGGCATCGTCCGCCGCCGGGCGCCCGATGATAGCGGGTCATGGCTCAGGGCTCAGGCTAGCTCCGGCGGCTCCGATTCCGAAACGCTTCGGTTGCCGGCCCGGCGCGTGGCGCCCGATGATAGCGGGCGGTGGTCATCTGCGGCTGGCGGCTCAGGTCAGCAGCGGATTCAATTCCCTTGACACGTCAGCCTAATTGTGGTATAATGGACTCAGCAGCGGGGAACGTCTCCGCTCGTCTCAAGCCGAGTTTACAGGAGTAAACCATGTGCAACGAATCCTTGACCCGTGAACAGATGCAAGCCGACATGCGGGAACTTAATCAGCTGCAAGCGGCAATGAACGCGCTGATCGCCAAGATGAAGGCGGACCTCGCCCTGCCCCTGCCCGGAGCAATCCCGGCGACGGAGTGGGACGAGAAGTGCTGGAACTGCGGTGAGCCGAACGACGGCGACGACACCGGTCGCTGCGGCTTGTGCCGTCAGGGGGTGGAGCAATGAGCGCCACGACGGAATATCCGCGGTTCGGGTTCGGTATGTATCCCGCTCCTGAGTGGAGCCTACATCCCGAAGTCAGGCGCTCTCTCGTGGCCGACGGAATCGAGTGGATCGATGGCCCACGACACCGAGGGTTTAGACTCAGCAGAGCGCGGTACGACCGGATGCCCGACCACCTTAAGGCGTGCTCGTTCGATCGCAACGAGTTCTTTGAGGAGGATTGTTCTTGGTGTGCCGTCGTGATCGCTTTCCCTGAGTGCTTCAAGGAAGCCGTCGTTAAGATGGCGCACGAAACGTACAACGGATGGTACAACATTCCTGGCGTCGCGTAGTTTACACGAGTAAACACGCACCTCGAACCCCGGAGCAATCCGGGGTTTTTCTTTGCCGTGCCCAGCGCCCGATGATAGCGGGGGGCCGGCCCTGGCCGACCAGTTGGATCGTAGCTACTACACTTGACAACAACTGTAGTCAATTCGCTCCACTTAATACGCTTGACACGTCAGCCAAATTGTGGTATAATGTACTCAGCGGCGGGGAACGTCTCCGCCCAGTCAGAGTCCGGTTTACAGGAGTAAACACAAGTGTTCACCTACTACGCACAGCGCAACGAAGCCAAGATTGAAAAGCTCCGCAAGATCCGCAACCGCGGGATCAACAAGTTGATCGAGGCCGAAAAGTGCAGCATCTTGCAGGCCGCATTGAAGTACGACAGCGAAATCGCGCCCGAGAGCACGGAACGCGAAGTGTTCGCGGAGTACCTCGGCTGCATCCTGCCGACCCAGAAGGAATTCGCCGACAGGGCCGACGAACTCGGTCTGACCGACGGCGAACGCCAAGACGCCAAGATGGCGTTCGCGCACATGGCGATGCAAGCCTACACGATGTGGGGAACCCAGATCATCAATTGGCAGCACCTCAGCACCGACGCGCTCTACGCCGTCCTTCAGAAGTGTCTGACGGACAAGGTGCGCCCGATGGCGCCGACCCCGATGGTTTCGGAGTTCCTCGATATGTCCACCTGCCCGGTCTGATCAACCAACCAATCCCCTGCCCGGATGAACTCCGGGCGGGGGTTTACAGGAGTAAACAATGGCAAACTACGTTCAAAACGTCCTTCACGTCCACGGGTCTCACGACGAAATCGAGTCCTTCCTTCGCAACGCCAAAGCGGCTGTTGCAAGAAACCGAGAGTTTGGGCGGTGCTCCCCCGAATTCACGTTCAATATGGCGGTTCAGATGCCGCCCGAGTTGCTCACGGGCTCCGCATGGGAGGAATGGCGCAACAAGCATTGGGGCACGAAGTGGGACGCCACAGACTGCGAACGCTGGGAGTTGCAGCACGGCTGCGCCCGCATTGAGTTCCTCACGGCCAACGCTCCGCCGTTGCCTGTGATCATTGAACTCGCGCGCATTTACAAAGCGCTGCAATTCACAATCGACTTCACCGAAGAGTTTTCGCTCACACGATGGTCTTTGACCTATTCGTGGATCAAAAAGTTCAGGGAAGTCGGCGTCGAATGGGAGCGTGAAGCGCGCTCTGAGATGCCCGTCCGTCTGTCCGAGTTCTCGTTTTCAGACTGCAACTAACCGTTTACAGGAGTAAACCACCATGAAAGACCCTTGCACTCTTCCTCCCGCCTCGATCGACCACGCTAACCCCGGACGCGCCTTTGTTCCCGTCCCGTTTGATTGGCCGACGCTGTACCGGCAAGTCGAATTGATTCAAGAGTTGGGCACAATGTCGCCCGAAACGATCCGCGAATTCGAGTTCACCGGAGATCACATCAAGACGCTGTACCAGGTCGGTCAGTTCTTGAAGCACTTCGAGCGGGGAGTGTACTACGTCATGGCCGAAACGAGCACCGCCAACAGGAGCACCTACTAATGCGAAAGCCAAGGGTTTCAAAGGAAGAACTCGAAGACTTTGTCGCCGGGATCAACGAATGCCTTTACGAGCTCGGAGACGCGCGTAAGGTGGGGCTTCGGCGCGGGGCTTCATCGGAGTGGGTCGTTACCGCAGTCTCTAGGAACGACACCTCAAACGATCCGATTTACTTTGAGATGTGCAGTTATCCAGCCGCCACTTGCTTGGCCTGGCTGCGCGGGTACTACCGCGGTCTGTTGGTCGAGCGGTTAACCCGTTTACCTGTGTAAACTCAACCCGACTCATCCGTTTGCCCCTGCGTCGCCCGTGGACGTGGGGGTTTTTTTCGCTTCACCGCGCCGGCCGATGATAGCGATCGCGGGGGGCCAGGGCCGGCTCCCGCTGCGGTGTAAAACACTTGACAGATCAGTCGAATTGTGGTATAATGTACACATCGGAAGATCGTCTTCCGGCTCACACAGTTTGTTTACAGGAGTAAACCACCCACCCACATGACCTTTCGTCACTTAGTAGTCGCGCTGTACGTCGCAATAGCCATCAGCGCAGCAGCGTACTTCCTCCCGTCTTACTTCAAAAAGGATTGAAACCATGCAGTTGAACGTGCTCACAGGACGAGACATTGCCTCAGTATCCGAGGACGACTTCGTCGCAGCGCTAGCCGCGGCGCCGGCGGTCAGGACTTGGGGTCAGTTAGATTCAGTCACGGGCGGCTTGTCAGCCCCATCCAAGATGCCGGGCCACGCCTGGTCGATCAGCGCCAAGATCTGCCGCACGGGCAGTCAGCTCCGAAAGGTCAAGGGCAGCGTGTGCAGCGGTTGCTACGCGCTCAAGGGTCGGTACGTCTTCAAGAACGTCGAGGCAGCAATGCAGCGCCGTCTCGATCGCCTCAAGTCAGACCCAATCGCTTGGGCTGTCGGCATGGTTCAGGCCATCCGCAAGTCAGGCGACACGCACTTTCGGTGGCACGACTCCGGCGATTTACTTGGTGTAAACCACTACAAGTTGATCTGCCTCGTTGCGAAGTACACGCCCGAAGTCAGTCATTGGCTGCCTACACGCGAGAAGCAGTACGTCTCCGGCATCACGCCGCCGACCAACTTGGTTGTCAGGCTCAGCGCGGCAATGATCGGTGTCGCATACACGAACAACGAGCACCAACACACTTCGTCCGTGAGTGCCGGCGTCGGGTTCCAATGCCAAGCGCCAGACAACGACGGCAAGTGTGGTTCGTGTCGTGCTTGTTGGTCTAGTGCGATCCGCAACGTTGACTACCGCAAGCATTGAACTACAATTCAAGAATGACCATCGAACCTCGAACAACGTTCATCAGCGACAGCATTTCAAGCGTAATTCGATACGCAACAACCCCAGGAGAACTCAACCGTGCAATTCCTTTCATCCATACGCTTCGCGATCCACCGTGGTGTGACCTTTATTGGATCACTACTGACGAGGATGAGTATCTAGACCGCGTTCTCCGCCTGTGGGAGATTTACGATTCAGAACCAACCTAAACAGGAGCAACGACATGGGACTTGATCAATACGCCTACTACAACGTCGGAAGCAAGAGACAAGAGTTCGCCTACTGGCGCAAGTGCTACGACCTGCACGAGTTCATGCGTGACGTCTGGATTCGGCGCCGTGAGTTGCGAGAGGAGATCGATAAGGATCTCACGATTGAACAGCTCAAGGAGAACAGGTTCAACGGCATCGAGGTGCGGATAGACTACCGCCTGCTTGAAGACATCCGCATTTGGCTGTCGTGTGGCGACGACTGGTACGGGTTCGGGAATCGCGTGGATGGTCGCCACATCTACGAGATTGGCAAGTTTGTTGGCTTCGCCACGCGCCTGCTTGACGACGGGATCAATCCGTACTACGCCGGTGACTACTGAAACTCCTGTAGCACTTCGGGCGGAGCGACCCGCCCGTTGTGCTAATACCCTTGACATTTCAGTCGAATTGTGGTATACTGTACATACGAGCAGGGTGTTCCTGCTCGAAGCCTCACAAGTGTTTACACAAGTAAACGGAGATACATATGACGACCGATGTGACCTTGACGATTGACCTTAACGACATTGTCAGCAACCTCAGCATGAGCGACGTTGCGGAAGAGATCATCCTCAGCGACCTCGCAGCTGAGATTGACATGAAAGACCTCGCAGCTGAGATTGACATGGAAGACCTCGCGTCCCGCATTAACGTCGCCCGCCTGGCGGAGAACACGATGGAGTGCAACTACGACCGTCTCGCTGAGAAAGTCAGCGTTAGCGCGATGGCGTCGCACTTGGGGAACGAGTGGTTTGTCCGCCTCCTTGCCGCAGAGATGTTCCGCCACTTGACCCTTAAGCCCGAATTGCGTCGCATCATCGTTGATGCGTTCGCCGACCACATCAAGTCCAAGTAACTGTTTACAGGAGTAAACTTCAATGACTGCAATCGCAACCATTCCCGCCCGTCCGTCCACTTACACCAACAAGCGTTGGGGCTCAGCACTCACGGAGAGTCAGGTCCGGGCGATCACCGTCCCGCCTTCGACGTCCTCGTACAGCGCCGTCCCGCAGATGGATCTGGTCAACAAGTGGGCCGTCCAGTTGGAGAAGGAGGGGTTCAGGCTGTCCGAACCTGTGCACTTCTCCAACGGTTTCCAGTTCGTGACGAAGTTCAGCCTCGCAGGAGAGGGGCTCCCGGTTCGCGACGACCTGGGGTTCGAGGCGGCGATTATGAACAGTTACGACAAGAGCCGTGCGATCAGTACGGGCGTCGGAACTCGGGTCGCCGTGTGCACGAACGGCATGATGAGCGCGGAGTTGGCGCTCAAGACCCGCCACACGGGGCTCGTGTTCAAGCGTCTCGACCACTTCGTGCAGCTGTCCGCGAAGACCGTGCGGCTCCGTGCTGCCGCTACGATCGACATGTTCGAGGAGTATGAGCACGTCAGCGTCGATCGCAGCCGCAGCGACTACATGATCATGGAGTCGATGCGCCGGAACATCATCCCGGCGACCGGCATCGGTGAGGTGTGGCGGCATTGGCATACGCCCGAGCACCACGAGTTCAAGCCCAGGACGCTCTGGTCGCTGTACAACGCCTTCACGTCGTACTTCCGTGGACGCAGCGAGTTCGCGTCTACCGCCCGCTTCGGTTCCCTGCACCGCTTGGCTAAGGAAGCCTTCGAGTTGGAGCGCAAGACGCCGGAGCAGATCGTCGCTGAATTTCAGAGTAGTGCTGAGTCGTGACGAACTAACCCAGTAAACTGGTACAGGTTTCTCCTGTGAGCGCCCCCGTCAGTCGTAAGATTGGCGGGGGCTTTAGTTTACACAAGTAAACCCAAGGAGGAATTATGGATCAATCCCAAGTCAACAAGGAAATGACGGAGCTCGGCAAGAGCCGATACTGGAACAGGATCAACAAGGCGCGTGAAGTTGGCCTTGAGAGCACGACGGACGCCGGCCAGCGGTTGTTGGGTGAGTGCGTCTCCAAGCTCGAAGAATCAATCAAGCGCTGGATTTCCGAATCGGCTCGACGCCCAGGTCGCCGGCATCGAGCGCATCCTTACTTGACCCAACTGCCGGCAAACGTCATTGCTGCGATTACGTCGCAAGCCGTGCTTGACTGCATCAGCCAGAACAGGAAGATCGTCAGCACAGCAACCCAAGTTGCTCGGCTGCTTGAGGATGAAGTTCAATTCCGCCACATTCGGGACAACGAGCCGTCGTTCTGGAACTCGACGCACAGAATCGTCAACAAGAACCTGAGCGCAAACAAGAAGGCCAAGTTCATCAAGAAGGCGGCGATGATAGCGAACGTGC